TGATTTAGTTACTAAAGCCTTTTGAGTTATTAACCCAGTAGCTTTATCAGAAACTAAAATAGTTTGACCTGTTCTAATAGCAACATTTAAAGAATCTGTTTTACCAACTCCAGTACCAATGTTGTTTACTTTTACTTTTTGAGCACCAGCACCGCCTGAAGCAGTAGCATCATCATAAGCAATGTGTAATCTATTTTGCTCAGACCAAACAACTTGATCAGATGTCATAGGCATTTCAGCGCCTACCATTCTCAAGAAACCAGACAAAGTCCTGTTTCCGTATCTTTCAACCTCTGCTTCATACAATTCCGGTAGGTATTGTTGAGCAAAGTTATTATCATTACCAGTAGTTGTACCTGTAAAATCTAAGTAATTAGTTTCTAAAGCTAATTTCTTTTGTGAAGGTACAATTTGAGCCGGGAATGATCCTGTATTATTAAAACTCATATTGTTTTTTTTTATGTTTTGTTAAATTTACTTTTTATTTTTAGTTTAGAACTGTCAGCTCCTGATATTGCTCTAACTTTTAAGCCATTTATAAAAACATCACCTGGATCGCTAGATCTTGGATCTGTATTTATATTTTTAGACTTAGAAATTATGCTCTTAGTAGCATCAGCTACTCCTTGATCATAGAAATGTTTTGCAACATTGTCAGGATTGCTAGCTATGTAAAGGGCTTTGTGGTAATCATCTAAACTGTCTACTGTACCGTCTTCTTTCAAAAACTTTTGAAAAAAATTATTAATACTTGACTGATCTTTTGACGTTTTTTCTACATCGCTAATTCCATATCTAAACCTCTTATCACCTAAATCAAATTCAAAACCTTTAAACTCATTTTTATTAAAATAATTAGATGTTTTTTCTTGGAACTCTTTACTAACTTTCTGTGCTTTATTTTGTTCTTCACTGTATCTATTGAAAAAATCCATTGCTTTTTGTTGTTCTTGAGTAACGCCCGGTCTCAACTTGATCTCGTCGTAATACTTCTTTTTCGTTTCCTCTAAAAAGTTTTTGGCTTTTGCAATTTCTTCTTTACGAGCTAGACGTTTTTTCTTAACTTCTCTCTCGCTTTCAACCTCATCGTCAAAATAAAATTTATCTTCTAAGATAAAGTCTATTTCGTCTTTTTCTAAATGAGGCTTAGTACTTTTATAATATTCTGATAATAAAGCGTCGTCACTTATTGTAGAGTAGTCTCTACTTAACCTTACATAGTCTTCTAAGTTTCCACCAGTTTCTTTCATGAAACTAACTAACTTTTCTACATTTTCAGGTAGATTTACTTTAACATCTTCTATTATTGGTTTTTTAATTTCTTCTTCAACAGATTTTTCTGTTTTTTCAATTTGACTTATAGGAGATTTTATTTCTTCTTCTTTAATATCATCTTTACTGGACTCGACCCGTATATCTTTGTCCATTTCTTGGCTATCTTTGGGTGATTCGCCCATAGGTACTTCTTTTGTTTCTCTGACTTGAACGGCATCTTCTTCTTTTTTAGGTTCTTCTTTTTTAGTTAAATCTAATTTTGTAATATTAGTTTTTTCTACTAGTTTTCTAGGCCTACCTGGTTTTTTCTTTACTTTAAGACCCTCAACTGTAGGGTCAACTACTGGTTTTTCTTTTTGTGACATAATATAATATAATAATTAATAATTAACGACTATGATCCCATCATAGAACCCATTAAATCCATAGTATTGTTACTATCGGCTTCAAAGTCTATTGGCATGTCATTATTTTCTCTTTGTGTAATCATAGCTGATTGTTGAGAACCAACTATTTTAGCTCTTGTATCTTTTCTATTTTCTATTTCTTGTTCTTTTTGTTTATCTCTATCACCTCTCATTGTTTCTTTAGTGACCTCGGTGTTAGCGCGTAATTGAGCTAACTGCATGTCATATTGAAACTGAACATCTGCTAACTGCTGTTTAATTTCACTCTCTTTTAACATTCTTTGTATTTCAAACTGCGATTTGCCTTGTTCTATCTGAAGTGTTGTTTCGGCTAAAGCTTGTTGTTTTTGCATTTCAGCTGCAGAGGCTCTTTCTGCAGATTCAGCGTTTGCTGTAGCTTGCATTTGAACCATAGCTTGTTGCTGCATTTGATCTTGCTCAGCCTTTTTCTTTCTTCTAACTTTTAATAGTTGATTAGCTAGTTTTAAGTTATGTATTTCTCTAACGTCTATAGCATCTTCTAAAGTTATACTCTGTTGCTGTAAAGCCATTTGAATATTTTGTTCTAACATTGCTTTTTCAGCTTCATCAGGAACTAATGACAGGTATACACCAAAATCATACAAATGTAAATCTTTTAAGTCTTGTAAAGTTCCAACATTGTATGAGCTTATTGAAGATCTCAAAGCATCTGCTGTTAGATCAAACTCTAAAGAGTCATTTATTCTGCATACTATATTCTCACATGTTTTAACTGTTAAATATAACGCTGATTGAAGTATGTGCTTTGTGGCAACGTTTGAGTTAGCTGCAGCTAGTTTTTGTAAGCCAACTAAAGCGTTTTCATTAGGTGTGCTAGCGTCTCTAGCTTCGTTTAGTCCGGTAACATCTCTTATCATTTGTAAATAATACTGATAAGTTTGTATTAGTGATGCTATTTTAGATTGACCACTAGAGCTAGATAACTCTTGTATTGGAACTTTACCATGGTTTAAGTCGCCATCTTGAGTCATTGATCTACCTACTATACTACCAGTTTGGAAATACATATTTAAAGCTTCCTGAGGGTTATAAGTGGTTCCATTACCCAAGTCTACTTCTGCTAACCCATCTACATCCATAAATACACCATCTGGCACTATTCTAGACATAACTTGTTGTAGCTTCAAGTGAGTTAATTGAATCATATCAGCAAACCCAGTTATACGAGAAACTAAAGATTCTATACGTCCTTTATAAATTTTAGGAGCTACTATGCTATAATTCATATTAACTTTAACTAGATTAGATTTTGGCCTTGTCATATTTTCCGCCATTTTCCATTCTAATATCATATCATGACCTAGTATTTTTGCACCACTATACAAAACCTCTATTGATCTACTAACTCTTTCAAAGTTGTCGTTAGGTGGAGGATTAAAAGTGTCAGGCTTTTCTAAAGCTTTTTCTAAACCTGTAGGTGTTTGTTTTATTTTAAAAACTTGATCTGAAAAAGTTTTATATTCGTAATACAATACATATATCATATTGCCGTCATTCCTACCGTTCCAGTTGTAAACCATATTACTATTGCCAGGATATTTTGATATAGTCTCTAATTCTTCAGGTGTTAAATTTGGAAATTGTTTCTTTAAATCAGACAATGATATTGCTTTAACTTCACCTACATACCATAAATCTTGAAAGTTTGGATCTTCTGTATATGAATAAACTAAATAAGCTGGATCAACGTAATCTATAGTTATACCTTCAGATCTATTCCAAGAAGTTTTTACAGCACCAATACCTAGTATGGTTAAATCTTCGTTAAACCTTTTTCTAGTTAAGTCATATTTATTTCTGGCTAATACATTGTTTATGGCTTCTTCCTCAGCTATCTCAATAGATTGTTTGTAATCTAATTGCATGTGAAGATTTAACTCTTCTTCGTTTTGAGGTAGATCTTCTGGGTTTTCGTTTGAATAAAGATCAATGCCTGTAGCTTCTTTCACATTAGAAATATAAGAGTTAGCTTCCATATCTCTAAGTATTGCTTCAGCATAGTCAGTTCTCTTTTTTTGAGAACTTGGATCTTGAGCAAATGCTTTTATATCGTACTGCCTGTCTGACATGCCATTTACAACTATATCTACAAACTTAGGTATAATAGGTATAGGTTTCCAATCTAGGTTTAGATAAGACAAATCACCATTTATAGCTAACTCATCTTTATATTTTTGTACTGGTTGCTCTGCTCTAGCATATAACCTTAAATTTCTAAAATTATTAAAATTATAATTATATCTATTTTGAACACCAGATCTAGTGCCGCTAAACCAGTCAGCTTCAATAGCTCTTCCGACTTGTTTACCGTAATCTAAACTTTCTTTGACTCTATCAGGCACAACCTGATCAGGAAAAGAACTACCGTTTTGAGTACTTATTTGCATTTATTTTATTATTTGTGAAAAGGATCCTTTATTATCAAATTGTTTAATTCCTAAATTAATATTTTTTGTAGATCTAACTGACACGGGCCGGTATTTATTTTTGTTACAGGCCATTATAGCTAAACCAGAACTAATAGAAGCATCGTGCTTTGTTCTGTTATTTATATCAAATTGCGACCAATCCTCTAGTGTTTTTTGATGATAAACATCACCATATTCTTCGTCCACTCTGCCAACATAGTTTTCTATGTAAGCCTCTATAGCAGCAGCATGCGCTTGCTTAATATCTTCACTTGAATTAGGTATTCCACCTATTTCTTTCTCAGTTACAGAAAGTTTGTTCCAAATTTTATCAGGACGATTAATTGAAAAACCTCTGTAACCTCTACGCTTTAAGTAGTATAATAATCTAGGTTTATTATTTTCACAAAGAAGTGGCATACCATAAAAAACTAAAGCCATTAAAACATCTTCAAAAAATATCTCAGCTGTTTGAGGTCTAGATATGTATTCTAAAAAAAAATGATGAGCAGGTGCTTGCTCCATAGAAAACTTTGTTAATCCATGTAGCGATCCTTTACTACCGCGACCATCAACAGTACCGCTAATATCATAAGAATCACAACCAAAAACTCCAATATGTTC